CTAACCCACTTTTTACGCCGGATGATACCCTGTTTTATCACGGGGCCGGCTCCAGCTCTCTTAGCTCAGTTGGTTTAGAGCGCAACCCTTACAAGGTTGAGGCGAATAGTTTACGTGGGTTCGAATCCCTCAGAGAGCACTCCGAAAGATGTAGGTTCGAGTCCTACTGTCTATCCGAGAGGACGACATCATTTCTAATTGGTAAGATATTCGGCCGAGGGAGATTAGCTCAGTTGGAAGAGCTCCAGTGTTACATACTGGGTATGCGATGGTTCGAATTCACCATCTCCCACAACTTTAATAAATATAAATATGAAATCATTTAGAAAACAACTTAAAGAATGTAGTGATAATGGGATTTGTATAAATAAAAAATTAGATAAACCTCAATTTCTTTATCCACTTATGTCATCTTCAAATAAACCAATAGTAATATCTAATATATGTTGGTGTAAAAGATTTAATGCTGAATGTAGATCAGATACATGTAAATTGTTTAGAGAAGGAAAAATATAGCATTCTCTTTATCTTAGATTTGGAGTGAACAAAGGCTTTTTTGGTTGTGCCAGCAAAACAACCAAAAACTATGGTGGTTGTAACCGGTAAAGGCACCCGACTTGACTGTGAATCAAGGCCGAAAGGCATGCGAGTTCGATCCTCGTTTTCCACCCAACTTTAACATTTTTTAACATTTTTTAATATTTTAGTTCAATTTGTAGAAATAAAAAATGCCTCTGTGGTGTAACTGAATAGCACTTAAAACTACGAATTTTAGAGTACGGGTTCGAGTCCTGTCAGAGGTACAAAAGTTGCGAGTTCGAGTCTCTCCAGCCGTACAAAATTTGAGATATATAAAACAAACAATCTTATGCGAGCAAAACTAGTTAACGAGAATCTTCATGATGATTCATATTATATCGATTTTCTAATGAATTCGTTAAATGAAGGATTAAATATCGAAAAAATAAAAAGTGCTGTTTCAAAAATAAAAGATAAAAAGAGTGCTTTGAGAAAATTTATTAAACGTTTTAATGAATCTAAATCATTCAGTATTCGAAAATATTTGTCGTCAATTTTAATAGTTTTGTTCTTAGTAAATTTTGTAGGAAAAAATAGTGTCTTTGGTGATTTTACACGTGCATCTACTGAGATAGCATCAGTTAATCAAATTGATAAAGAAAAAATTGAAAAAATTCTTAAAGAAAATGATTTTTATAAGTCTATAGAAAAATTTGATATTACCAATGCTCAAGTAGAGGATTCTACAAAAACAATGATAAAGAATCATGAAAAATTAAAATTAGCTGCATATGACATTGCCGATGGAAAAATCACAATAGGATATGGACATACTTACTATAAAAAGCAATCACCCTATAAGGTAGGTGATAAAATTACAAAAACAAAAGCTGATCAGCTATTTAATAAAGATTTAAAAGTTGCAGAAAATGGAGTAAAACGAATGTTAGTACAATGGGAAAATAGAGGTATTGATATTCAAGTGAATCAACACATGTTCGATGCTATGGTTTCGATGGGATTCAATATGGGAATAAGCGCGTTAAGACAATCTGAATTTTCACAACTTTTAAAAGCTGGAAATTATTTAGCAGCAGCTGAAAAAATACCTACAACAAGAGTAAGCAGTAAGTTTCCAGGTTTGATCAAAAGAAGAGCTGAAGAACAAGATCTTTTCTCTACATATTTATAAAAGTTAACATATTAATCATTAAACCATAAATATTAGTCTAAGGGTTAACATATTAATCATTAATTATCCGCCCGGGTATCAGAACGGCCTTCTAAGCCGTAGAACTGTAATGGATCGATGAGGGTTCGAATCCCTCTCCGGGTTCTAATTTCGACTCCAAGAGGAGTCTCTAATTCGTGATAGTAAAAAATGCAGGTATGTACTGCAGGTCGGCGTTCCCTCCAAAAGAACTAAATGTACGATTACCTACTGAGAGCCGAAAGGTACCCAAGAGCAATATCAGTTAGCAGTGCACTATTATCGAAAAAATATTCCCAAAAATTTTTATTTGTCAGAAAAATTGATTATATTAGTACTATAATTATATTGATATGAAAGAAACATTAGATAAGTTATCAGATGTAACCAATAGATCTTTAGCGCAAACACATTTTTTGTTTAAATTATGTGGTAATAATCTTCAAAAATTAGTAATATTAGAACAAAAACTTAAAAATAATCTTCTTTCATACTGCCCAGATGATGTAGAAGAAGTTGAAAATGTTCTATCTATGGAAGACGGAAAAGGGTGGGTATTTACAGACAAATGGTACTCAAAATTAGATAGTTTTTTGCCTTCACAAGTAGGAAAAGAATGCACATTTAAAGAATCTGGGCATAAAGGTCGAGTTGTTTCAGAACTTTCATGGACTCCAGATTCTCTTAAAAGACATGGCGAAGAATTATTTCCACCACAATGGGGAGTTTTTTGGTATCATGATCCAAAAAGATTGAAAAAATATAAAAGTGTTTTGAATTTTTGGCAAGATAAAGAAGAAAATGAAACATTATCATAGCATAGAAAAAAATGTGTTTGATTATCTTGGAAATTCTGTTTTTGTATTCAATAAAATTGATGGATCTAACTTTGTTGCTGAGTGGGATAAAAAACTTTCAAAGAAAAGTATGTTCACTCAAGGATTTAGAAAATTTGGAACTAGAACAGAAATGATTAAATCGACAAGTAATCTATTTTATGAAGCAGTTAAAATTTTCAAAGCAAAATATGCAGAACAAATAGATGAAATTTTCAGAACTGATAAGGACTTTAGAGGTATAGACAAAATAACTGTCTATGGAGAATTTTTTGGAGAGAGTTCATTCGCAGGTCAACATGATTGGAATGAAGAACATGACGTAGTTATTTTTGATATGTTTAAATATAAGAAGGATTTTGTTACGCCAAAAGATTTTGTTAAAAAATTTAGTCACTTAGGAATTCCAAAAATAGTTTCTAAGGGACTCTTAGATGAGAAAATGATACAAGATATAATATCCAATATCTATGGTCTAAAAGAAGGAGTCGTGTTTAAAGGAGTGTCTGAGGGGAAGGTCTGGATGGTTAAACTTAAAACTCAACAGTGGCTAGATAAAGTAAGAAAATTATATGGAATAGATAATAATATAGAGTAAAATAATAAATCATTAATGAAATTGTCTAAAACAGTGACACTATATGATGAAATGAAACAATATCCTGATTTAAAAGTTTTTCAAGAAACTAAGTCTGAAGATATTTGTAAAAAATATCAAATTTCGGAAGCAGAATTGAATGAAATTATATCTTTAGTAGCAGTTCACAGAATTGAAGAAAACAAAAAAACCGAAAAATAAAATAATATGAAAGAAGTTGTAGATTTTTTAGGAACACCTATTAAAGTAGGAGCTAGAGGAGTAAGAGTACATTCTTATTCTCATTCAAAAGAATTTGAAAAAATAACTGTCAAAGAAATTGATACAACAAGAAGTTGGTTAGATTATATAGGAGTTATAACTGATGGAAATAGAAAAATTGGTTGGACATATCCAAAACGAATAATTGTTCAAGATTCAATAAAAGTTAAACTTTAAAAAATATTATTATGAAACAATTTAAAGAATAATATGCGTTTAGCAAAAGGGACAATAGAAGATCATCAAATTAAACGGTTGCCAAGAAAAATTAAAAAGCAACTTAAAAAACGATATAAGAATCGATATGGATATAAATGGTTAGGCTGTGATAATCTTATCATTGAATATTATTGGTTCTTCAAAAACCCGTTTAAATGGGATATGAATAAAAGAATATAAAAATATATATAAATGAAAAAGATAAAATACGGTCATTAGGTTAACTAACCTAAATTGACCAAAATGAAAACAAGACTTGAAACAACAACTAATCGAAGAGAGTATCACATTTTAAGATGTATTGACCAAGATCCATATCCTGAAGAATATGGGTATTATCAAAAACACAAAAGAGGTTGTCGAGGATATTGGAAATCTCGTATTCTTTGGAATCATCAAATAAGAATATATAGAACTTGGAAACATAATAGAAAAACACAGTGGAAAATGAATTAGATTATTATCCAGAACCAACATGTATGATATGTGGAAAAATTTGTGAAATATATGAAATACATAGACATGATGACCAAATGTGGTGTTGGTGTAAAAATTGTATGGTTGACACTTTTCATGAACCTTTAGAAAATGAAGCAAAAAGATTATAAGAAAAAGAGAAAAAATCTTAAAGAAGAAAAAAGAGAAATATCGAAAACTAAATTCGCTGATGTGAATATAAGAAAGAAAGCAGTTAACGATATTAAACGCTCAATGCGCTCTTTAAAAAGAAGTGAAAGACAAGTTATCCAGAAAGAAATGATAGATGATGTTTGGGGTACAGGAGAGAATTGGGATGAAGAATAAATAAATAAAGATAATATAAAATGGCTAAATTAGTATCTCAATTTGAAGAAATAAAAGAAAGATTAAAAAAAGAAGGAAGAATAAAATATAGTGCTTCTCCCTTCACTTTAGAATCTCATAAAAGATGGAGTAAATTTATAAGAGAATCTAGAAGAAAACAAGCTGCATCTTGGATGCAGGCTAAAGATGTTATTCTTGATTAACTAAAAAAACATAATTTATGTTATACACTACAACAGCATTTATTATAATGCTTACAGTTTTTATATCTTATGTCTCATTTATTTGGGCTAAATATGGAGTTCAAAAGTCAATATCAGCAAGTTATTATTGTCTTCCTGATAAATGGAAACTTTTGATGACTTTATTTTGTTGGGGATTTGCAGTCCCAGCAATTATAATTGGAAATAGTCTAATAATGTTTATGGCTGGTGCAGGAATTGCATTTGTTGGGGGAGCAGCTGCTTTTGCTGCTGATAAAATGATAAGAGATGTACATATGATTGGTGCTGGAACAGGCGTATTTTTTAGTCAATTAGCAATATGGTTGCAATTTGGAATGTGGCCTATTAATTTAGTATTTATAGGAGCGTCTTTATTGTTATTGGCATTTGATAAAAAGACATATTTTTGGTGGATTGAAATATTAGCATTTCTTTCAATTGTATTGGTATACGCATTAACATTTTTTTAAAATGAAAGAAGATTACGTAGAAATTAAAGCAAGAGATGAGTTTAAAAATTTACAATCTTTAAACTCATATAAAAAATGGACAAAAGTTAGAAGATTGTTAGGGATGGGTTTAGTTGGAGTTGAAATGAGAGAAATTGATATTTGCTATAATAAAAAACATTATGGCGCAGATATTATAAATTTTGATCCAGAAGAATTAAGATGTACAACATGTGGAAAACGAGTGTTAATATAAATAAGAATAAAATGCGGGCGTAGCACAATGGTAGTGCAGGAGCCTTCCAAGCTTCTGATGTCAGTTCGATTCTGACCGCCCGCTCTTAGAAAAATTAAAATAAATTAAATATTATGCCACAATTAGACAAATCAGGTCCCAATGGTGATGGACCACAAACAGGTAGAGGAGCAGGAAACTGCCCTTCTGAAAAGCAAAGTGAAGAACCTACAAAATTCGTAAGAGGACCCGGAAGGGGATTTGGAAGAGGATCTGGAAGAGGTGCAGGTCGAGGATTCGGAAGAAGAGGTAGATAAAATGTACTAAAATATGTAAGTTATGAAAGTAGTATTAATTATAATTTGTTCAGCTTTTTTATTTTTGTTGCCTTTAAAAATATTAGCTTCATTAGCATTAGCTGTGGCAATATTAGGAATAATTAAATTGGTAAAATTATCTCGTAAATAAAGAAATTATGAAAGTAGTATTTACAACAGATAGTTGAGCTAGCTACATTAACAGAATTAATGAGGTAGCTGCAGCGCAGTGAAAGCATAAATCGGGGAAAGTGACTGCGTCACCCTTTGAGCCTCATCTTTTATAGCGGGTTAGCTCAGTTGTGTAGAGCGTAGGATTCATAACCCTGAGGTCGCCAGTTCGATTCTGGCACCCGCTACTAATTAATAATTAATGATGATGACTGAATTTACAAGAGACTTAAATGGTCCAAGTTTAAATGAGCCAATAGAATGGAAATCTAAAAGAGAAATGTACAATCGTGTTCATGTTTTAGTAGAGAATTTTAAAACTAAAAGTGAACATGGATTTTCTACTGAAGAGCAGAAAATTCTTACAGATAAGTTCCCTACTATTAACATGAAAAAATATGATGAAGCTCTTAATGGAGTTACGTGTATGATGAATGAAGAAAACGGTGATTTTATCATTTATCATTGTGATGTTGAAACAGCTCTTAAATGCGGAATTGAAGATAGAGACATATCTGCAGCAGAATGGGATTAAAGTGTTCAAGTTTTTTGTATGTTCACAATACTTGAACACTTACATTTTTTGAACACCTCTGTATTTTAATGATAGAAAGTAAGTTTCCTAAACTTGCAGTACGGGTTCGATTCCCGTCAGAGGTACTAAAAACATATGGCAGAAATAGAAAATATCGATGAGGCTTTATCTATTGCTTATCATGATATTTTAGAAGCAGAAGAGAAAGAAAGAAAAGAAATAGAAAAAGAAGAAAAAACCTCACAAAGTGAGGTTCAACCATTTTAAAATCTTATCTTACATGGAGACAGTTTTTCCGCACATTGAGTTAACATTTTCACAATTAAAAACCGGAATAAGAGTTAAAGATTCTCTGGGGCACTTCGGAAAAATAAAATTCATAAAAGATAATCATATAACAGTAGAATACAAAGATTCGGGAGGATATGGATTTTATTGCGCTGACAAAACAAGTAAAAATTACAGACCTCTCTTTAAACCTTTAGGAATGACACCGTTTAAGACTTTTAAAAAAATATTGGAAGATTACATATCGCCAAAATCGATAATCCTTCTCGAAAAATTCTGGAAAGAAAAAACAAGATATTATCATAATACATCTCACCTTATTCAAATACTTCAAGACATAGAATCAAATATATCGTTTTCGGAATTAGAAGCATACGAAAAGAAAGCCCTTCTTCTTGCTGCATTTTTTCATGATGCAATTTATGATCCTAAGAAAAACGATAACGAAGATCAATCAATCAAGTTCTTTAAAACTTCATATATTGGAAAAGATGAGATAATGCCTCTTAAAGTTATAGAGCTTATTGAAACAACAAAATATCGTAAAAAACCTACAAATAAATTAAAGAGAATTTTTTGGAATGCAGATAATTCAGGATTTTTAAAAGGAATTGATTATCAAATAAAAGTCGAAAAACTGATAAGAAAAGAATTAAAATATGTTTCTGAAAAAAATTACAAGAAAGCTCGAATAGAATTTTTGAAATCAAATTTTGGGATATTTGGATTAATTGGAGATAATATCTTAAAGAAAGCAATTATATATGTTGAAAAAACTTACAAAAGTTAAATTTTTTACGTAAATATATAATAAAAATAATATAAGTTACTATGGCAAAACTATTAGCAGAAAGTCTCAATGAATATAGAGAATTAAATCTTAACGAAAAAGTTCTTAATGAAGAACAAATTAATGAAGGAATAGCTGATCAATACGCAAAATTAAATAAAGGAGATGAAAAATCAGTTAGACAATTTGCATTGGCATTGGCATCAAAAAAATATGTACCAGGTCCTGGGGCTAGCGCAAATGCAGCAAAGAAACTTATTACACAATTAGCTTCTAAACTTGATATTAAAATTCTATTGGGATTCCTTGAAAAAGCAGCAGCAGATAAATTTGCTGGAAGGACAATTATTCCTTATGCTGATCCTCAAGCAAAAACTGGAAGAACTCTTGGTTGGAAATTAGCGGCAAATGTAAATCCTGAAAGTCAATTTAAAGGTGGCGGAACAGGCGGTGGTCAAGAAGCAAAAGGTGCTTAAAAATAATGAATCCGATTAAATATCGGATTTTTTTATGAAAAAAAGTGCTCAAATATTTTTTTTATTCAAGAATAATGATTATATTTGTTCTATAATAAAAACTTATAAAACATGACTAAAATATTAAATTTTAAAGGCTTAAGAACATCTACATCTTTTAATTTTAAAAATAAAAAAACAGAGGAAAATTATTGGGATTTTATTCTTTTAGAAAGCCCATTAAGATTTAAGAATGAATTTTCTAAGTTTTTACGTGAAAAACTTCATGTACTTTTTTCTTGGTACAAAATTTTTAAAGTTTTAGCTATTGCAATGCTTATTCCTTTTTGGTTAGCAGTTGCAGATGCAAATACTCTTTTTATAATAACAGATATTGCAGCATCTATAATTTTATGTTTGATAGCTGTAGTTTATTATTATAAATTCAAATCTTTTGCACTGTCAGTTTCTATAACTGAAGAAATAAATACAGTTGAATTTCTTGAAGAATTACGTAATATTATTTTAACAGATAAAAAAGAGAAAAAATGAAAGGCGAAAAAGGAGTATGTTGTGCAGGAGAAATCCCGAATCAAGTGCGCAGGACAAAATTTGATACTGAAGCTACAGCTGTAGCAGCAAATAATTTTCATAAAGGATTAGGGTTTATAGCTCAAGATTACGTGGTGTACAAATGTAAAGTTTGCGGTTTATGGCATTTTGGAAAACCTGAGTGGGCAAAACAATTTAGAAAACAAAATTTATAATGAAAAAACTTTCTTTACTTACTATTTTATTTATAGTATTTTTAATTCTTAAACTTGCTGGAACTATCACATGGTCTTGGATATGGGTATTTTCACCGCTGTGGATTCCTTTTGCTTTTTGGTTGATTGTAATTGTAGGATTGGTTGCATTACTTGCATTATTCGAATAAGAGAAAAAATGGCAAAACAAGAACCTCTTTCCGTTAATGCTGAAATTACTGAAGCACTTGGTAATTCAATATTTAGAGCCAGATTAGACAATGGTCACGAAGTAATTGCTCATATATCTGGTAAAATAAGATTACATTCAATACAAATACTTGTTGGAGACTCAGTTACAATGGAAATGAGTCCGTATGACTTAACAAAAGCTCGAATTGTCAGAAGACTTGGAAAACCTAAAAACGAATAATAATGAGAATAATATTTAGAATTTTAAGATTTTTTGTACACTTGAAACAATAGAATGAAAATTTGGGAAGATATAGACGTTAAAGAACCTCTTGAAATTGAGGACTTTAGTACACTGTTCTCTCCGTTACCTCTCAATGAGGCTGAGAGCATTGCAATAAAAAATGAATATTATCGCATTTATAGGCGCAGATGTTACACCAGAAAAAGCATGGATAGCTACAAGGAATATTTTTGCAGTAAAAAACCAACAATTAGTAGCAAGAATGAAACAAAAGGCTTAGATAGATATATAAAGTATATGAAAAACAACACAACCATATCGACCTCCACATCAAGTAGCTCAACAACTAGTGGATAGTTATGCTCTCGTTTATGATATTTCTAAGGGAGCTAAAATTATTTAGTTCCTTTTTTTATTTACAGTTCTTTGACATATTTATTGAAAATTATTTTTTTATTCAGAAAAATTGATTATATTTGTACTATAATTAAAAACTATGACGAAAGAAGGATTTTTAAGTACTTGTTTTGATTTTAACAACGAAATTTTCGATAATACTACAGGTCATATGATTCTTTGTAGATTTGATGCTTGGGATGGAACTCATATAAGAGTCTATAATCCGTCTAATGAATCATACGGAAGATATACGTATGATAAACTTACTTTAGTTAATAATAAATTAATCTTAAATAATTAATAAAATGGGAGTTTTTAAAGAACATGCAAGAGCATTTGAAGATGTAGCATATAAATCTAGTGCAGTTTTTAACGATGCATGTGATTATGGCTATGCATACGATACAAAATTTCCTCCAGAGCCTATCAAACTTTTGCTTCATTATGTAAAAGATTTGAAAGGCACAAGACTCATAAGAAACAGAGAAACTTGGGGCTCAGGCAAATATGCAGGTGTTGCGATAACAGTTAGAATTGGATGGGAAATCGATGAAGGTATGGAATGTGGAACAGAATATAAAATCTCGTTTAATAAACTTAATTCCAAGCATCCTTCTTTAATAAAAAAAGGAGTTGATGCATTTATTGAAGTAGCAATTAAAAATTACAGAGAACGATGATAAATTACAAAAATCAAGAAGAGTTAAGAGAACTCTTAAGAAATGGGAAAGTGAAGTTTCAATTTCCTAAAAATGATGGAACTATTCGCGAAGCGTTTGGCACATTACAACCTGAATTAATTCCAGAGAAGTTTCGTTCAAAAGATGCCTCGTCAAATACAAAGTCATTAAGATATTTTGATTTGGAAAAAACGGCTTGGCGTTCAATTTCAGAATTAACGCAAATTGTAATAGTAATAACAGAAAACATAAAATGAAACTCTCGGAATACATATTGCAGGGACACTTTTTAAATAAGCCTGCTATACTGTTAATAGACTTAAATCTTAACAACGATGAATCACGAAAAATTGGTGAGAAAATAACCATCGTTAAAGATAATGAAGATGGGACTTTTCATGCAGAAGATAATGACTGGGCATGTAAAGTTACCAGAAATGAATTTGAATATATTTAGTGCAGAGAATCTATCGCGCCACTTCGGTGGTGAGGAAGTTCAGGACACCATTGCTAGACGCAGGAGATTGACAGTCATTAGTACTGCGGAGGGTGCAACTTAAACAGATTGTACTTATTGTTCTTTGAAATTTTAAAGATTTAGGAAAATGAAAGTTTGCATTTAATAAATTTAATTGAAGAAGGCAAAATAACAATTTTAAATCTTAAAAATTTTGAAGAACAGTATGGTACTTAATTTAGGAGGAAAGCAATCTTATGATAATCGGGTTAAGGCACTCAGTAAAATGAGTATGCTTGAAAAAGTATAAGTTAAATGATAGATTAAAACAGGATCCTGGCTAAGCTCACACTAATTTTATAATGCGTGTATAGTTTAAGGAAGGAGAGAAAAAGTCGACTTTTCATGAAAATCCTTTGGAGAACACCGTCCTAGTATAGACGGAGATGATAGTTCAAATCTATCGACACGCTCTATTTTTGATTACATGTATAGTTTAAGGAAGAAGAAGAAACAGGTGGCATTTCTCTTGAGAAAATTCTTTTGGAGAACAACCAGTAGTAAAAGTATCAAGTTAAAAATTAATAAAAATGGAAGAATTAAAAATTTATGAATTTCAAGCAAAAAGAATTGAAGATACGTTAAGGCTTTTAGCAAATATGCATAAATCTCATTCAAAAGAAACATGTTTAGACAGAGATATTATGCAATCCTGGAAAATGATTAAGAATGTTTTAAATAAAGATAGTAAACAACGTGTCGAAAGAACGTAACTGCCTTTTTAGCTTAGTTGGTAGAGCACTTCTGTGGTATGGAAGAGGTCTCCGGTTTGAACCCGGAAAATGGCTCAAGTATATGAATTCTTTCAGTAGAGTTTTAGGAAGAAACAAACATATGATAATTTCTTCTGGGTATTTAAATAATTTGTTACGACGTAACATACAAAACAATACAACCCTAAAGACCCGGGTTTTTCAACATATTACTTTTATTTTTACTTTTGAACTAATCAAAGAGTCATGATGAACGGAAAAAGAAAAGAAAATATTATCCAGTATTTTTATTTATTGGATTATGATGTATACTTAGATCCCAAAAATGATTATTTAATTACTACAGATAAAAATAAAATAAATACAGTCATAAACGAAAATAATGTTAAAGTTTTTATTTTAAATAAAAATAATTTAACATGGAACAAAATTAAAGAAATAATTTAACGCTACTCGTGGAGTAGATGTTTTGGTTGGCCACATTACCGTAAATGTGGTATAAGCCGACGTAGCTCAATTGGAAGAGCAGCGCACTTGTAATGCGCAGGTTGTGGATTCGAGTTCCTCTGTCGGCTCTAAATTAAGGAGAGTAAATTGCACCGGCGTGTAACCTAGTTTTGAAAACTAGTGGAACCAAAAGGTTTGGAGATCGACACTTCTACTCTCCGCAATGGATGTAAATACGGTACGAACCGTAACTTCGGAAATAGCTACCGATGAAGCATTTGATGTTGATGCAATCTATTTGGAGGCGCGTATTAGAGAGAACTTATCCGGCTCGAACCCGGTGAAGACGGTGTAAACCTCGTGGGGGTTCGAATCCCTCCACCTCCGCATTTTTATTGATAAATATTTTTTATTGTCAAGAATTTTAGTTATATTACATGAAATACATAAAATTATGAAAAAAGAAACTTATGAGGAATCTATGGAAAAACTTTGGAAAGCATTGAAAACAGATAGTTTTAGATTCTCATATATTGATCAACTTAAAGAATTATTTGAACTTAAAGATGAACGAATAAATAAGTTATTAGAGACGCAACTATTACATAAACAAATTAGCGAAGTTAAAGATAAAAGAATCTCTCAATTAAAAGATGCAATCATTTCTTTTGAAAGACATATTAATGAAAGAGATAAAATAATAAATTCTTATAAAGAATTAATTGAAACGAAAATCATTAATGGATGAGTTTGATATCGATAAGTTATATCGATAAAAATGAAAATGAACCAACTAAATAGATTATTAAGTTTTTAAACATACGTAAAAATAAAAAATTATGACGACAGAAATTATAATGAGTTCAGTGAAAGATGAAACTTTTAAA